CATTGATTTCATTATGTTTCCAAAATTATCGACCTCTCCTCCTCCACTATATGAATTAAAGATATTCACACTTGGGACCATACCACCACCGGCCATACCCTTAATTGGAGTCTTATTACCCTCACCACTATCAACTTTGTCCTCCCCAAACAAGGGTATCAATGGTATTTCTGGAGCTTTTGCTTGTGGAATTTTAGGTAAGGTAAACTTGTCATCCTCACTCGCAGCACCAAAAAGTCCGAAGATACCGTTGACCGTGTTCTCAAGATTTTTAATACCACCATTGATTAGACCAGCCATAAAGTTGATGGGTTCCAACAATCCACCAAACACAAATCCCATTACCTTGTTCATCAACTTAATGATACTGTTGATGAATCCAATGAATGGATTGAAAATTATCAGTGGATTTTCAATGAACTTGATTATGTTTAAAAGAAGAGATCCAAGAAATATTTGAGTGAGGAAGTTTAGGATGCTACCAAACAAACTCTTAACTGGTGCAATTACTTTACTACCTAAGTCTTTAGCAAACCCCTTGATAGCACCCTCTAGTCCACTTTCTTTCTTTCTCTTTTTCTGTTTTTCACCGGCAACCCTGTCGGCATCTACTTCTTTCTTCTCACTGGCAACTTGTTCAGCCTCCAGATCGAGCATGTCACTGAGATTTTTCTCAATCTTTTCTAAACTATTAGAGAAACCAATTAGGAATCCTTTTATTCCTTTGAAATTATCTTCATCACCCTCAGGAGATTCAACCTGAATTGTTGTTTGTCCTTGTGATGGTCCAGTGTTAGGTGTACTGCGTGATCTCGAACTAACTATTTGTGTTACGTTTGTTACGTTCTGAAAATTGATCTTCTTTTTCTCTACCTTAAATCTACCAGTATTTCTCTTTACTCTCTTGAATTCATTGGTAAGCACCTCCACCTCCTCGGTGGGAATCTTTTTACCAACCATTCTACCAGCCACCATCCTCTCCCTCAGGAGAGTCTTGTATGTGGCGTAGTCTATATCACTTACATCTTCTAGACCTAAAAGAGCTAAGATTCGTTCATCAACCTGTTCAGAGACAAATTTTTCTTGTCTCGAATCCGGTGAATAAAGAGCCAATGCAGACGAGGACTTTGACCTAGATGTTCCACCCCTAATGGAGCTAAGCAGATCATCAAGCCCCTTTGGCATATTTTCATTAAATTCATCCGAGTTGATCATTGGTTAGCCTTCGCTTTTTCCTCTTCCTCTTTTATATGATTCTGAAGAAGTACAACATAAACATCACGCTCCCAAGGCATCATGTTTTCAATCTCAGTCAATGAGTATTTATGGTACTGCATCAAGGCAAAGTTTAGTCTGAAGTATGACTCAAGACTCATGTGAGCCATACCTATGCGAAAAAACTCGACAACCCTTCAAGAACCACTTCACTTTCGACCTGTGTATCAGGATTAGTGACCTTTACTTTGTGTGTCAGTTTTGGCATAGTCTCAAAGAACTTTTCAATCCCTTTGAATTGAATAGAGTTCATCTGTTCAAGAAACTCAACGATCTCCTTCTTACTAACATCATCTGCACTCCAAACCTCATCTTCATTATAAATTTTGGAGACACAGCTAGCGATCAACTCAAAGGATTGCTCAAAGTCATTTTGGTTGACATCGAAGTTGTTCTTAATAAATTGATCCAGTGATGGATATTTCATCTCCATCATCAACTCGTCATTTAGCTTAATTTGTTTGTTGTGATCTGGGTTCTCAGTAACTTTGATGTCATCAATGTCAATCTTAATGGGGATTTCAGTGACACCATCATCAGGTGCAATGATATTAACTTCAACCTCCTCACCCACAGACTTACCACGAATGTTGAGGAATAGATATTCAATGTCAAACGTGGGTAGAGACTCTACCTTGACACCTCTTGTTGAAATACAATTCTTGATGACTGACTTAACAGCGTTAGTAATTTCTCTCTGATTCTCTGTTTCCAAAGCAAGAACCAGAAGTTTCTCTTCCTTCACCAGGAAGGGTCTGTATTTGATTGTCTTTTTTGTAGATGGCAATACCAACTCATATGTCGGTGTGGCAATTCTTGGTAAAGGCATAATATCCTATAACGATGTCAGTGA